TCTTGCATTTTTCTTTTTTCTTTTGCCCATCTCTTTTCCCAACTTTCTAATCCTTTTCCAATTGGTTTATCACTAGGTTCCAATAACCAAGCTCCAACATACTCATGTTTTTTTAAATTTTCTACAGTTACATATCCACCAGTAGTTTGTGTAAATGGATAAACAACAGTAAAACTATTCGGATTAGGAACATCAGTAATTGTATATTCACCTGATATTGCATTACCACTTGTAAAATTTAATTGAATTTTATCGTTTTTATTTAAATTATGATTTTCAAAATCAACAGTAATATTAATTCCATTTTGATTATATTTTGCAGCTAACTTTAGTGGCTCATTGCCTTCATCATGGAGTATCGACCACATAGCAGCATAAATATGCTTGCACCAACGTAGCTGATAATATTGTAAATTTTGAAAAGAATCAGGTTTTTCATCTTCATATTCAGGTAACTCATAAAAATTATTTATTGTGACATAACCTAAGTCTCTAAATACGCCAGGTTCATCTCTTCTTTCATCTATAGACCCGTCATTTTGAATTATATTTCCTGGTTTTGTATCTCGAATCGCAGTTACAGGAAACTTTTCATGA